ATATGTTTAATATTTATTGATATAAATAATAATATGAGGTTAATTATGACTAGAAAAGATTACATAATGATAGCCAATACAATAATAAGAAGTAAAACTAAATATTCACGTAATAAAATAGACATGAATGTATTAATTAAATGTTTATGTATAGGTTTAAAACGTGATAATAATCTATTTAGTGAAGATAGATTTAAAGATTATATTAATAATAACTTAACTAAATAAAAGGGGTAAATTGTGTATAATATCAAGATTACAAGTAATACAATAAATAAGACATACAAAGACATTAAAACACTAGAAGAAGCATATAATCAAGTTATAGATGTATTTAGAATGTTTAGGCTAGATAATAATAATACATTTAATATAGTATTATATGATAAAGTTGGTAAGATAATGCGCTTGACACATAAACATATAGTAAGCAAACAAAGTATTTATTTAAAGGATATATATCAAGCCACATATAAAGCCTAGATAATAAATACATAGTAATTTATACAATGATAGCGCCACTTATTAGTGGCGTTATCTTTTACACTAACTATTCTAATTATTCAACGATATTTATAAATATCCAAACTTTCAACCAAATCACACCCTACCCCCAAGACAACCACCCCCTACCTCTCGCATAAAATAACACCCACACCCATTCTAACCCTACTTTTCAAAATTACCTTTTAATAATTCCCATTTGCTTACAATTGTATATTTTAGGGGTAAGTTCTACTGTGTAGATTTACTTGTATATATACTAGTATATGTAATCACCTTTTTGTTTTTTCATAAAATATTTCTAAATTTACCCATGGATTACAAAACTATAAAAAACAAAAGCCATTATATTTACGATAACCTAAAAGAGTTCAAAGCTTTTAATCCAAAAGGAACTGTTAGTGGACATTGGAGGAAAGGTAGCGAGGGTAGCTGGGTATATACAGATGATGACTACATACTTGAAATACTTAAGAAGTCCACAATAGCGCATCCTGGCTATAAAAAGCCAAGAACATACATTAGGACTATTTGCGGCTCTTATATAACTGAACAAAATTCCCATAAGATATTGGGTGAGAAAGGGATTGCTGAGAACATATATGCGTTTTCAGGCAATTACGACTCCAATAAGGACTATCATACTAATAGGAAGCTCAAATCAAGGGAATTCTTGTTTGCTCGCTATATTGCTGAGGGCAACGATATAGTGCAATCATTTAAAAAAGCATTTCCAAATGCACAAAGTGATAAATATATACGTGAAAAGAGCAGTACTCTAATAAATAAGGAAAAAATACAGACTATGGTAAAAGAAGAAATAAAAAAAATACTTCAAGATGAAGGCGTTACAAATGAATGGATTATTGGCCAATATAAAGATATTGCTGAATTGTCTGAAAGGGATACAGATAAACTTCGTTCACTTGAATCTTTAGCAAAAATCGCTGGATTATTCGATACAGAGACTAAAAAAGAACAAGTATCCATATGGGCAGGGTTTTCACCTGAACAAATTGAGGGAGTTAAAGATGGAAAAGAAACCAAGGTTATTGCTCAAGCTGAAAAAGGAGAAGAGTCCTCTTGACCCTTGTCCTGTTTGTCGTAAGGAACTATACTATGATGACAAATATACGCAAAGAGTTGCGCTATTAGGGAAGGAAGAATGCATTGAAGGATGGATGTGTCCGTTCTGTAAATCCAAATTTGATTATGATAATAAATTAACGTATATTAGCATGCCGGGAAATACAACAGGAAAGGCATAAACAAGGAGATTTAAATGCCAAGATTCGGTAAAACTTCTAAAAAAAGACTTAATACATGTGAAAAAGAATTGCAAGATTTATTTAATGAAGTGATTAAACACTTCGATTGTTCAGTTTTAGAAGGGTATAGGGGTGAAGAAGACCAAAATAAATATTTTAAAGAAGGTAGGTCAAAAGTTAAGTTTCCAAGAGGAAGACATAACTCGCACCCAAGCAATGCTGTTGACGTTATTCCTTATCCTGTTTCTTGGGATGATACTGATAGAATGTATTATTTTGCTGGTATTGTAAAAGGCATTGCACTATCTATGGGAATTAAAATAAGATGGGGAGGAGATTGGGATGGCGATACGCAAGTCAAAGATACGAAGTTCAAAGACTTACCACATTTTGAACTTAGATAAAATTAAATGGGTGTCAACAAGCACACCAATGGTAAAATTTGAGGAAAATAATTATGGCAATTGAACCAAGTAGACAACAACTTTTTAGTCCAGAAGAAGACTTTAATAGATTAAGAGAACATGAAAAAAAGCAATCTCAGCTTAATAACCCAAATTTATTTACTCGTTTATTGGAATTAGGTAAAGATAAATCACATGATGCAATAAATTGGCTTATTGATACGCATAAACAAACAAAAGAGCCAAAAATTTTTATGGGAGGATTGTCTAATGAAGATTTAAATGATATTATTATGGGTTCTGTTAATCCAAGTATGGGAAAAGCTTCGGCAGGTAAGAAGATAGTAGACATTATAAAAGGACTTATAAAGAGAGGACCACTTAAAGGAGGACAATGGATGCTTAAACCTCCACCACAAAAAATACTTAAGGGTGGCAAAACCTATGGACATAGTAATGTTGGAGTATCGGGAAAATATTCAATGCAATCACGAACACCAAAATTCCCTAAAGACCCAACCTATGGACATAGTAATGTTGGAGTATTGGAAAAATATTCAAAGCAATGGCCTAAATTACCACGACCACCAACACCAAAATCCCCTAAAGAGGAACTTGATATATTATTAAATAAATTAAAAAATAATCCTAATGTTGGAGGGAATATTAATAGAATAATGCGTGAAAATATAAAAAAGTATAATCCATAAAAATAATGGCAAATTTAAACCTTCATGGTAATATATCTAAAAATGAAGAAATATTACAAAAAGCATATAAAGACCTTATAGTATTTGGTAGATTATTTTCACCACAAGATTTTTTAGCCTCAGAATCACCTCCATTTCATCATGAAGTTGGAAGATTGCTCTTAGATAAGAATATTCAACAATTAGGACTTGTTTTACCTAGAGACCATGCAAAGTCTACTTTAGCAGCCTGCGCTGTTTTACATAGGTTTGTATTTGCAACTAAGGAAACTCCTGAATTTATAGCATGGATTGGAGAAGCACAAGACCAAGCAGTTGATAATTTAGCATGGATACAGAATCATATTTATGAAAATCCTGCAATTCATTACTATTTTGGTGATTTAGAGGGAGATAAGTGGACAAAAACTGAAATTACCACGACTAATGGCTGTAGATTGATTGCAAAAGGAACTTCTCAGCGACTTAGGGGTAAAAAACAATTATCAACTAGATATACTGGGATTGTACTGGATGACTTTGAATCAGAATTGAATACTAAAACTCCTGAATCTAGGCAACAGATAAAAGATTGGGTTACTGCAGCTGTTTATCCAGCTATTGACTTTGATAAGGGAGGATTTTTATGGTGTAATGGTACTGTTGTGCATTATGACTCATTTTTGAATGGAATTGTTAAAAATTATCAACAAGCACAAAAAAGTGGGGAAGAATATTCATGGAATGTTGTTACACATAAAGCAATTCTTGATGATGGCACTACTTTATGGCCATCACGTTGGCCTATTGCTAAATTAGAGGAAAGAAAACAATTTTATATAGATTCAGGAACTCCAGCTAAATTCTATCAAGAATATATGAATCAAGCAAAATCTCCTGAAGACCAAATATTTAGTGAGGATGACATAACGGAGGGATTTTATTCTGGGAATATTAGATTTAATGATGAATGTGAATCGTGGTATATAAAATTTGATGATGGGAGTACAGAATATGTTAATATTTACATGGGGGTTGACCCTGCTTCAACACTTAGCATTAGGAACGATTATAGTGTTATTATGGTTATTGGTGTTACTGCAGAATACGATTATTACGTTCTTGAATATTGGAGAAAGCGAGTATTACCAATGGAATGTGCCGATGAGATATTTAAAATTGCAGAACGATACAGGCCGATTAAAAGAATAAACATTGAAACAATATCATATCAAGAGATGTTAAGAGATTATGTTTATAAACGAAGTAAAAAAGAAGGAAAGTTTCTTCCAGGTATTGAACAAGGGATTAAAGGATATGGCAATCAAAAGAAAAAAGATAGATTATTTGAAGGATTACAACCTATGTTTAAAGCTGGGGCTGTTCATTTAAAAAAGAATATGCACGAGTTTATTGGGGAATTACTTGATTTTCCAAAAGGTTCTCACGATGACACTATTGATGCTTTTTGGTTATCAACTCAATATGCAAAAGGAAATAAAAAGGCAGGTACAGTAAAGAAAGTAAAAAAAGGCGACTCATGGGAAAAGCCAAAAAAGAGTTATAATTGGATGACTGGAGCACGCATTTGATTTTTACAATAATAATATGTTAAATTACGAGTTATGATTAAGAAGGATAAAAGAGCAAAATACATTCAAGAATTGTGGAGAGATTGGCACGATGCAAGAAAGGACTGGGATAAACATGCTAGAGAAGATATTGATTTTTATTTAGGTAATCATTTTAGTCCACAAGAGTCAGATGAGTTAAATTCAAGGAATCAGTCAAGTACGCCCATAGACAGATTACATTCTGCTGTTGAGCAGTTTAAAGCAATCATTACATCTAAACCACCTAAGTTCTCAGCTGTTGGTAGAGAAGATTCTGATAGTAAAATGGCTAATGTTTGGAAAGGATTACTAGAATATATATGGGATATATCTAATGGAGATGAAGTATTTAAACATGTTGTTCATGATTATGCTGTTACTGGACTTGGATATTTCTATGCTTATGTAGATTCAGAAGATGATTATGGT